AACAGGACCCACCCAATGACCACCGCGCCCAACTTCGCCTCAATCCTCGACGAATCCCCGACCGAAGTCATCTACCCCGCCCCACCTCCGGTCGGGACCTACCTCTGCATCGTCCAGGCGCCCAAATACCCTGACCCGGACGCGGACATGGAAGCCGTCCCGTTCGTGCGCTTCCCGCTCAAGCCCATCCAGGCTCTTGACGACGTGGACGATAAGGACCTTGCTGAATACGGCGGGGTCGCCAACGCATCTCCGTTCGACCTCTCCTTCTGGGCCAACTCCCCGCACCAACTCGACAAGTTCCACACCGATTGCGGCATCGATCTCTCCGAACCCGCAACCCGCCGTGACCGCAACGACGCGATCATCAACGCCGAAGTCCTCGTCTCCATCGGCCACCGGCCCGATCGCCGCGATCCGAAGCGGGTGTTCGCAATGGTGAAAGGCACCGCTTCGGTCGAATAATAATCAACACAGTGCGGGTGTGATATACTCCACCCGCACATTTTTGGAAAAGGACCAGAACCCATGTCAACCGAAACCATCACAATGGCGCAAATCCTTGCTGAGCGCGGCAGGACTCACGGGGACTTTGAACGGCACGCCGAGATCACTCAAAGGATCAAGTTCGTTATGACTGGTAGTTATAACTGGAACTGCATGTCCTACTGCCAACGCGAAGCCCTCGACATGATCGCGCACAAGATCGGGCGGATACTCGCGGGTGATCCTAGCTACAAAGACCATTGGGTCGACATCGCTGGCTATGCTCAGCTGGTAGCGGATAGGTGTGAGCGATGACCCATCTTCAACTCGCTGCATGGCTGCACAGCCTATTTCGTGACCCTGACGGGGGTGTACTATCTGGTTGGTGCGAAGAATACATCCCCAGGCAATCCACAACTGTCGATGGGGAGGTATACTTCGAGACCTTGGCGCTATTAATAATCGAAAAGTTCCATCTCAAGATCACAACATGACCCCCATCCTTCTCCTCGCCGAAGCCCGTGGCGAGTCCGAAGCCAAGCACTCCTCCACCCTCATCGGCGCGTCAGGCATTGAACTCCTCCGCATGATGGCCGAAGCCGAAATGATCCGCCTCAGCCCGGTCGATCGCGGGCTGATCGATCTCTACTACCGCACCAACGACAGCAAACACCTCATGGCCCTATGGGATCAACACCCAGAAGTCTACCGCACCAACGTCTTCAACATCCACCCGCCCAACAACGACCTGGGCCATTTCCTCGGCGCCAAAAAGGACGGCATCCCAGGCTATCCCAACATGGTCATACCGAAGGGCAAGCACATCAAACCAGCCGGCAACTTCGTGCGAGCGGAGTTCACTGGCGAACTCGAAAGGCTCGGGGATGAACTATTGGCCCATAATCCCAATGTGGTCGTGTGCCTTGGGAACTGTGCTTTATGGGCTCTCACGGGCAAGACAGGAATCACTAACATACGGGGTACTACTCTTTCTAGCATTCTCACTGTTGATGGGTTTAAACTTCTACCTACCTTTCATCCCTCAGCAGTCCTCCGCAACTACGACCTGCGCCCAACCGTAATCGCCGACCTAATGAAAGCCAAAAGGGAGTCAGCCTATGCCGAGATCAGAAGACCAAAGCGAGAAATCTGGATTGAGCCCGGACTCGGAGACATACGAAGGTTCATACACGACCATGTCATTGGTTGCCGACACCTTTCTGTCGACATTGAAACGGCAGGATCGCGAATTACATGTATTGGTTTCGCTCCAACATCCAGTCTTGGCATCGTTGTTCCATTCGATGACGAAAGAGCAAAAGGAAACAGCTATTGGTCTACTATTGCAGATGAGCGTGCATGTTGGAGTCTTGTCCGAGACGTTCTGGAAGACCCATCTATCCCCAAACTCTTCCAAAACGGCGCCTACGACATCGCCTTCCTCTGGCGATCAATACGGATCAAAGTCATGAACGCGGTTGAGGACACGATGTTACTCCACCATGCCCTACAACCCGAATCGCTCAAGTCCCTAGGCTATCTCGGCTCGATCTATTCGGACGAAGGCAGCTGGAAGCATATGAGGAAGAAGTATACAACCAAGAGGGATGACTGATATGTCTTTTGATGAACTTACAATTCTAATTGAGCACTACGCAGGTATAATCGCCAAAGGAAATCTATCCTATCATGATTTAAGACGCTACCTCTCTTTAATACAGACCTATTCAAATCAATTACAAAAGGCTTGGGATAATCGGCGGTGAAGATCATCCGCACCGATCTCATGAACCCATCCGACCTGTCCCCATTCGAACGCGACCAAGTCTATAATGGACTTGACTGCTGCGTCACCCACGACGTATTCGCCGCAACGGAGCCCCAACTCGATGAGCATACATCAAGAACATACGCACTCTCCAAGGCACTGCAAGGTCCGGTTCTCGAAATGCGGATCAGAGGAGTCCTGGTCGATCAGTCCAGACGCATGGAGGTTATCGACCAACTTTTTGAAGCTAGCGATACTCTCGAGCGAAACCTCAACCGAATTGTCCTCGATGGCCTCGGCCTTGGAGCATTCAACTGGCGTAGTCATCACGATCTACAGCGACTCTTCTACCGCGAGCTTGGAATTCGGCCTATCACCAAGCAAGGCCGCCCAACTACTGACCGAGGAGCAAGAGAGAAGCTCGAACTGAACCCGGTCGCGACTCAGGTTGTGAAGCACATCAACGCCCTCACAGAACTAGGAGATAAGCTCAGTGTCTTACGAACCGAAATTGACCCTGATGGGCGCATACGAACGAGCTACAACATTGCTGGCACAAGCACAGGACGGTTCAGTTCCTCACTCAGTGAGTTCGGAACTGGCGGCAATCTGCAGAATGTTGAAGAGAGTCTTAGATCAATATTCATCGCCGACCCAGGTTGGAAATTCGCCAAATGCGACGCCAAGTCCGGAGAGTCCTACTGCGTCGGCGCGATCGAGTGGAACCGATTCGGAGATGGGACTTACCTCGATGCCTGCGAATCTGGAGATCCTCATACCGCAGCTGCTAAGGTGGTATGGCCAAATCTGGGATGGACCGGAGACATTAGGCAAGACAAAACTATTGCTGGACAACCTTTTTACCGCGACTATTCATATCGCTACATGTGTAAAAGACTTGGCCACGGCTCAAACTACGATGGAAAGCCGCCCAGACTCTCAGAAGAAACAAGAGTCCCGATCGACCTCGTCACGACCTTCCAACATAAATACTTCGCGGCGTTTCCTGCACACCGCCGATGGCAAGCTGACGTTGACGATCGACTGCGACGATTGGGCTGCCTTGTCTCACTACTTGGCCGAAAGAGGTGGTTCTTCGGTCGCCGTACCGACCCTGCCACCCTACGCGAAGCCATTGCCTATGACCCTCAATCTTCCCTCCGAGATATAGTCTCCCACGCCATGCTCAAAATCTGGCGGGAGCAACTGGCCCTGATCGTCATGGATGACCATGACGCGTTGACATTTATGTATAGGGAAGAAGATGAAGACAGACTCATCCCAATTCTTCTGGATGCCCTTGTTATTCCCATACCTGTATCCAATGGCCGCGTACTACGAATTCCATACGACGCAGAGGTGGGCTGGAATAAAGGACACTACTCTGATGCTAATCCCGACGGCCTACGTGCCTGGACGGGTCACGACCCACGCAAACGACAACCGATCCGCAACTTCCTCGACACCGTAGTAACCCGCCACCTGGAGGCAGTGAAATGAAAGTTGACATCAAGACCTTACAAGGCCTTCCCATGGCGAACGATCGGTTTTGGTTGATCGACACAGGAGACTTCACTGCATTCATCAGCGAATACAACGACGAACTTACCGGCTTCGATGCGCGGTTGGCAGAGATCGACAAAGGCATATTCCACTACGGCGGCAACGCTTATTACATCACAGGTGACTACGCACGCTGTAAAGGCTGGCGCATCATGGAAGTGTCGAGACAATCTTGATGCCGACCAACGGCACGGGCGCCCGTCGGCTCGAATCGTTCATCGACACCTTCACGGCCGCGACCACCAATCTCGGCTCGCCTCAAATCTTCCGCCGCTGGACCGCGATCAGTCTACTCGGCGCGATGGTGGAGCAGAAGGTTTGGCTTAAGTCAGGAGGCAAACCCCTCCACCCGAACTTCTACATCATTCTAGTCGCCCATCCCGGT